GTCCCACTTTTGATTGAGGCAATCAAGGAACTTTCTGATAAAGTTTCCTCTCTTGAAGATAAACTCAATAAATAATCAAAAAGAGATATGTTACAGGGTTCTGGAACAATAAGGTTCTCTAATGTCATTGCAGAATTTGGTCGTGCTGAAAGTAACGGTGGCGCTAGTTTAGGTAGATACCGAGTTAGTGAAAGTTTTGGATCAATGTCCAATCTGCCCCTTGACACTGGTATTCCACAGAGTGGATCTATCAGGATGAGTGATTTTTACAGCAAACAACTTAATTGTGTTGTAAATTATTATGATGGTAGCAATATAAGAAGATCTACTGCTAGAAACAGATATAATACTAGCAATGGTAATGACAATAGAGTTAAATCAATTGGTGGTTTTAGGGTAAGACCAAGTAATAGTAATGGAACCAGAGTTATAATCCACGTCAATAAAAGAATTGGTTCGGAATATGATGGTAGTCGTGGAATGAAGTGTGCGTTGAGAACTGGTAGTTGGAATGCTAATACCAATCTTGATGTTAATATTGGTGGTTCTGGTGCAGTTATTGGTGCTGCTGGTGCTGGTGGAAAAGGTGGAAATAGAGGTAGAGGTCATACTGATGGTAAGAGAGGATCTTCTGGATTAGGTGTTGAATATCCTATTGATCTTTTTAACTATGGTTTCCTTGCTGGTGGCGGCGGAGGCGGCGGAGGCGGCAATGGTAAAAGGATAGATAGGCACAAAAGATCCCGTGATTATAGGAGATGTGGATGGTGGTGTGACTCCAGAGGTAGAAATAGAAGGAAGGATAGAAGAAGAAAAGGTGGCGGCGGCGGAGGCGGCGGTCAAGGATTTCCAGGCGGTGCAGGCGGACCTGGAGGTGGCAATGGCGGTAGTCGTGGTAATGATGGTAGCCAAGGTGGTCATGGAAGCGGCGGAAGCGGCGGTGGAGATGGTGCTCGTCGGGGTGCTAGAGGTGGAAATTTCGGTGGTGATGGCGCTTCAGTTTCTGGTGGCGGTGGCGGTGGTCACAAGGGTAGATCTATCGTTATTTCAGGAAGTGGAAGTGTAAATTATGTCGTATCTGGAACTATATACGGTCCAGTAGTCAACCATCCAGTATTTTGATAAATAGATAAAAATCACCATATACGATGGCGAATATAAGAAAGCAATTCAACTTTCGCAATGGCGTTCAAGTTGATGATGACAATCTGGTTGTAAGTCCCACCGGACTGGTTGGAATTGGAACTACGGTTCCAACAGAACTCTTGCACGTTAATGGCGGAAATGCAAGAGTTACAGGATTTTTAACTGCATCTCAACTAAGAGGTCAAACATTATCTGTCTTTGATACTGCAACAATTGAAAATGTAGAGGTAGGGAATACTTTAATCGGTGCCGGAATTAGTATTCGATCTGGTTTTATTACTGCAACAGATCCATCAGGAATTGTCACATATTATGGTGACGCCAGATTCCTACAAGGAATGCCAACATCGCAGTGGTTAGATAAAGATGTTGGTTTAGGATTTACTAGCATCTACAATAGAGGTTTTGTTGGTGTTGCAACTGATGATCCTAGACACACACTTCAAATTGGTGGCACTACAGACCCACTTAACTTTGGAAACGGTGTCGGCATCAATTCAACTGGAGACATCTATGCAACTGGAATTGTAACAGCACATTCATTTGCAGGTATTGGTTCCGAATTAACATTATTAGATGGTACAAATATTGGATTAGGAACTATCTCTAACGATAGACTTCCCATTCTTGAAAATAATAGAATACCAAGCAATCTTAATGTATCAGGTATTATCACTGCTGGTACATTCAGTGGACCTTTAACTGGAGATGTTACTGGTAATGTTACTGGTAATGTTACGGGCATTGCAACTGGTGCAGAAGGATTAGTTGGAACTCCAGATATTATTGTTGGTATATTGACAGCATCCGCAGTTGCTGCATCAAGTTTCATTGGTGGAATCACTGGAGATGTTACTGGTACAGCAACAACAGCAAGAAGTTTAACATCCGATGCTGATGTGGATATTAACGATCTTACAGTCGGTGTTGCAACTGTTTCAAATATTTTAAGTACAACTTTAATTGGTGTTGGGACAGATTCTGAATTAACATCAGATATTACAATTAGAAAATTTAACTCTCCATCTATTCTCCAATTATCGAGTGGTATTAACACCACAACTAATATAGAATCTCTTGTTTCTTTAGGTTCGACTACTTCTTTAGCAGAAAATAGTGGAGGAATTAGATATAATAATCCAAATCCAGCGTTCGCATATAGTCTTTATGAGTCATTAGATCTTATCAACTTTGGAAATGGTAATGTAAATTACTATCTTCAAGCAGGAACTGCTGGTGTCGGAACTGGAGATTTCCATTGGCATCATACCGGATCAAATAATCTTATGACTCTCACCTATGGTGGTAGTCTGGGTATTGGTAAGACTGATCCAACTGCAAGATTAGAAGTTACTGGAGTTACTAGTACATCAGACTTATTCGTACAGAGTAGTGTTGAAGTTGGTGGAAATATTGCAGTAGATGGTGACATCTCCGTACCTGGAACTGGTTCTTCAATCACTACTAGAGCAATCTATATTGAAGATGGTTCAGCAGGACTTCTAAACCCTGATGGAACAGAAATTATTCCAGCACCAGGACAAAACTTCAATAGTTTTAATATCACAGGTGTCTCTACTGTTGGAGATCTATTTGTAGATGGCAGACTTACTATTGATGATGATCATTTGACTGGTGGTGGTCTTTCTATAAACCCAATATCATATACAGAAACACCATTTGCAGCAGTACAAATAGGTCATCCTCTTGATCAATTTACTGGGGATCAACTTGGTATTGGTGGAACTATTGATCAAACATCTGTAAGTGATATTACACTACTAGACGGTGGTCAAGTTGGAATAGGCACCACTGCATTAGATGAATTTACTGCTCTCACAGTTTATGGAACTGCTGTTATTGAACGCCTTGCGATAGGTGTTGGGGTAACTCAAATGACAACTGGTGCTCTTAATATTCAAGGACCAGTCTTTGTTAGTGAAGGTGCTCTTGACGATTCTGCTGCTGATGGAACACCTAGCGCAGATATTCGCACAACAGGAATTATGACTGCTTTAAATGGATTTAGTAGTGGTATTGGAACAGGTATTAAAATGAATGTAGTTGGAAATGAAATTCAATTCGTTGTTCCTGGTGTTGGTGCTACATCTCTAACGCTGTTCTAATCTTACCACATTAAGAGGGGCTTGACAATAACCTAAACTATGATTAGAATATGTTTGTTGCTTTTGAAGAATGAGCTTAGAGAATATTAAAAGTCCTATAAATTTTATAAAAAATGATACTTCTAATAAAACTATATTAGAAAAATCAAAATCCACAGATTTTGTTTGTAAAGTATTTCCAATTACATATTATCATTTGTCAATGACTGATAATGATATGTTAAAAGATTTACTTGTTGATAAGATTGTAGCAGATGCAAAAAACTTAGAGATCCCAGAGGGTTGGTTCACTAATAAGTTAATGACATCATTTGATGGAGAACCAAGGGGAAAAGAAATCTTTTTTGGTGAAGATGATACTTATCAAAAAGTACTAGAAAAAAGATATGGTGCATGTATTAATGCAATCTTTGATGCACCGTATAAGATTGATATTGATGAAATATGGTATAATGTTTATATGAATGGTGAATGGCAAGAGGAGCATGATCATATTGGTGGTCCTCAGGGTTCACATTATTCTTGCATTCATTTTTTATCTTATGATCCGAAAATTCATCAACCAGTTGAATTTAGAGATCCACTTTCACAACTTCGTAATTTGAGTGTTGAATTAGATAGAAACAATTATGACCACACTTGGTATCCAGATATTAAAGAAGGAGACTTTATTATGTTTCCATCATATCTTGCTCATTCTGTTAAACCAGGAAAAGCAACTCCAGATTATCCAAGAATTACAATCGCACTTAATTTTAGAGTTTTAGATTATCAAGGAGAAATGTATAATGATTGATGTTGTAGATGATTTTTTAACACAAGAAGAACTTGACTTTGTAGTTGAGTATTGTGTCGATGCTCCTTATTACTATGGAGAGGCAGATAATTCTGATACACCAGTAACAGGACTAGTTCATAATGTCTGGTTTGATGGTATGGATGAGGATAATCTTACTGGTGAAAGAATTCCAAAAAATGCTGTTGATGATTCAACCATAGACACAAAAAGATTTTATAATATATTTGCTGATAAAATTTCAGAAAAATTCTCTGGATGTGATAAAAAAAATATTGTAAGATTGTATATTAATTGTTTCGCTCCAAGTGAGAATCCATATTTTCATACTGATGAAGATGACGGAGTAGATGCAAAAACATTTCTTTTCTACACCACACCAGGATATGATATTGATAATGGTGGAGAAACTCAATTTCTTGTAGATGGTTCTTTTTATGGAATTCCTCCAATTCAAAATCGTTTAGTTTCATTTCCTGCAAGCATCCTACATAAAGCAACAACATATCGAGATGGATACCGTTTCACTGTTGCTATCAAATACAACTTTACTGAAAAAGAATGACAGAAAAAATTGCTATCATTGGTGCAGGAAACGCAGGTTGTATTTCTGCATTAAATCTTCATTATCTAAGTGTAACTGAAAATCATAATATTGATGAGATTGAAATTTATCATGATCCCAATATTAATATTGAGAAAGTTGGTCAAGGAACGCAATTAAATATTCGTGAAACTATTTTTGATGTTCTTGATTTAGATTGGGTAAATAAAAATAATATTAAAGCAACAATAAAGCAAGGTATTCGATATAAAGGGTGGGGGAAAAATAATGATGACTTCTTTCACGCTTTTCGGAGTGGTTCATTTGCAATGCACTATGTACCGAAACTATTTTCTGAGCAAGTTTTAGAATCTGGTATTTTTAATGTTGTTGAGAAAACCATCACTGATCCAGAAAATGAAATTGATTCAACATATGTTATAGATTGTAGAGGAAGACCAGATAAGTTAGACGATTCTTATGATATTTTAACAAATCCTATCAATTCTGTAATTCTTGCCAGAAAAGAAGGTGCGGATCCAAATTTATTGTGGACAGAGCATATTGCGACACCAAATGGTTGGGTATTTGTAATTCCAAATCATGATAGTGTTTCTTATGGTTATTTGTATAATGATACAATTACAACTAAAGAAGATGCTGAGAAAGATTTTATTGAAAGATTTGATGTAGAACCTAATGGTTATCTTTCTTTCGATAATTATATTGCTAAAGATATGTGGAGAGGTGAGAGAACTATTTTAAATGGTAACTCATATTCATTCATTGAACCAATGGAAGCGATTGCCTCTCTTGTTCATCATAATATATCTGAATCTTTGTATGATGTAATGATTGGTGCTCAATCAAGAGAAGAAGTTAACAATGTAGTTCATACTGAGATACTTCAAGTTCAAGATTTTATTTTGTGGCACTATAAGAATGGATCAATTTATGATACCCCATTCTGGACCCATGCACAGTCTTTAGCATATTCAAATAATAATGCACTTATAGATCATATTCAAAAGTGTATAGAACTCCCATATATTTTTAACCCTGAAAAGCAAGAAGACTTGGAGTATGCTTATTGGGAACCTCCAAGTTATAGATGTTGGTATAATAATGTTGGTGGTGCATGAAAACCGAAGTATTTCCAGTAACTATATTTCAATCTAGATTAGATGGAAACGAGATTCTAAAACAAAATCTAGTTCAACCTATACTAGATTCTCTAGATGAACTAGAAATACCTGAAGACTGGACCACTAATAAAATTCTTACTTCTTTTAATCAAGAAAAAGATTTCATCGAGAAAGATAAAGATATCTTGCTGAACATCTATCACAATACGATTGATGAGTTTTTTGATGATCAATATGGATTGCACTTCACTGATCTTTGGTATAATGTATATCGAGATGGTGAGTATCAAGAAATACATGATCATCTATACTCTAAGATAAACCATTCTCATTTCTCGTTCATTCATTTTTTATCCTATGATAAAGATGAGCATCAACCACCTGAATTTTGGGATCCTCTGAGATCTATGAGGTATTTGAGTTTGGAGATGAACTCGAACAATTGTGGTGAAGTATATGTTCCAAAAATTGAAGAGGGAGATTTGTTGATGTTTCCTTCATATTTGCAGCATTGTGTGCCACCTGGCAAGGCAACTGAAAAACCACGCATAACAATTTCATTCAACGCAATCGTAACACTATATGGGGATGAGCGTAGGGTTTACTGACTTGTTCCAGTTCCTAGACTGTTTGCAGGGCATCTTGGTTGGAGATCTTCTGCTATAATAATTGCATACCAAACAGGAAAAAACGTGATCACCCTTCGCCCCCATCAGCAGAACGCTTTGGAAGCGATGCAGAAACATATCAAAGGTCAGGTTATCATCCCTACTGGTGGTGGCAAGACTATTTGCATGATTGAAGACGCCAAAGCACGATTTGATTCTGATGGTCCTACCAGGATTGTTGTGGTTGCTCCTCGTATTCTTCTGGCAGCACAACTCTGTAAAGAGTTTTTAGAAGTTGTTGATAATGCTGCTGTGTTTCACGTTCACAGTGGAGAAACTGAGCACTTCAGTAGCACAAAACCTGTATATATTGAGCGGTGGTGTAAACAAGCGTATCGAAATCAACTGATTTTTACTACATATCATTCATTGCACCGTATTCAGGAGGCAGGAATTGAAATCGATACCATTTACTTTGACGAAGCGCATAATTCGGTTCAAAGAAACTTTTTCCCTGCTACGGAACACTTTGCTGCTGATTCTGATCGCTGCTACTTCTTCACTGCTACTCCTAAGCATTCTCTTACTATTTTCAAACCAGGGATGAATGATAGTGCAGTATATGGTCAGGTGATTTGCAATGTTTCTGCTCCTAAACTTGTCGATCAAGGATATATTCTTCCCCCAAAAGTTGTTATCAAGCAATTACCTCAAGGTGACTTCAGACTTACTGATTCACAGAACTTGATTGAAACTATTGATGACAACTCTCTCAATAAAATTCTAATTGCCGCACGTTCTACTAAACAAATTATACGTCTTGTTTCAGATTCTGACTTCTGCTTTCAACTTGAGAGACGGGGTTATCATTGGATGTATATCACTAGCAAGACTGGTGCTATTATTGATGGTAAGAAAGTATCCCGTGAGGTATTCTTCAAGACCCTTAACCAATGGGGTACAGATAACACTCGCTTTGTTGTGATGCACCACTCTATTCTGTCTGAGGGTATCAACGTTAAAGGACTTGAGGCAGTTTTGTTTATGCGTAACATGGATTATATCGGTATTAGTCAATCAATCGGTCGTGTAATCCGTCTAGGAGGCGCTGAGAAGACGTTTGGACTTGTATGTGTGCCAGTTTATGATAAAGTGGGTATAGGTACTGCTAGAAGTGTTCAGGCAGTTGTTGACACTGTGTTTGAACAAGGTGAACCTGCAATCTCCGTTATCCGCCGATGATCGACTTTAATACATTTCAACTTGATCGTTTATCTAAACTTTTAGAAACGATTCAAGACTATACTGACAATAATCTAAGGTATCCTAAAGCAGGAGAATTAGTTGAGAAGGCACTTGCTGAATATAGCAATGGTCTTCTTACTAGAGTAAATCTTCCTGGCATTGATCTCATTGGTCCCAATGGAACAACTTACGAATCAAAAGTAACTCAATTTGGCAACAAGTCTCAGATGGCAGTGAGAGGATTGATTCTTAAGAATCGTCGTCAAGCAGGAGATTATGAGGACAAACTTGCTGACTACTTTATTATCACTGATGTGAAGAAAGGAAAGGCGTGTTGCATTCCTAAATCGAAACTATATAACATCAAAGACAACGGTGCTTGTGTAACTGCAAGTTCAGACCCTGAACTTTCTGACTTCTTTCTCACTGGTTATAACCGCCTAGAGGAGCGTGAGCAGGTGCGCGATTACTTTAGAGAATCTGAAGATTTTGACCTGTCCTTCATCAGATCGATCTGATGTGCTATACTAAGAACGTCGAAACAAACTGATTATGCGCTGCAAAGTTCAACTCTACGTCGCTGGTAAAGTCTTCAATGAAATGGTTGAGGCACGCGATTACAAGGAAGCACGCGAGGTAGCACTTGCACGCAATCCTAATGCTACAGTTATGGGTGTCACTGCTACTTTCTAATGGGATTTCTTAAACCACATATCGAACGTCCTGGGATTCTTAATCCTAAACCTGGAAATCCTCTAGGTTACTGTACTAATGATGGTGTGTGGGCAGCAATCCCATTCGGAAAAAAATTTGTCATCATACATAACTGTAAACAAATTAAAATCCTGAGCACCTACAAACAATCAGTAGACTTCATCAAAAACCAATTAAAAACCACTAAACGAAAAAGAAAACAATGAGTTGCGCCAAAGAACAAAAACGACGTGATGCACTTGGTTTAATGCTTGAGAGTGTAATCAAACCTGATAGTCGTCTTCGAGGTTGTGCTCACAATCAAGAGTGTTTTTATGAGTTGATGGAGTGGAGGCAAGAGATGATTGAATACCTTGAAAAAAGAAGATATGAGGAGTCTAAGTGACTCTATTATTCATACTATTTGTGGTAGTAGCATACTTTATCGTTACAGATGAAGGTGCTGCTGCCATTTTTTATTATGGATTTAAGTTAGCAAATACTTACATAAGACGCCAAATCTGGTGGTTGACTAACAATCCCAGAAATCCTGTGGTAAAATATATGATATACCGTCGCTCTCTTAGTTTGTCGAAGAGATTGATGGAAGAAAATAAATAAAAGTAACGAAGCGTAACTTTATGTTATCTACTCAATACCGTCTAAGACTGGAGTTTATTTGTAAATGTATTGCAAATGGCGAAGAAGTAAAATTAGACGATATGATCTGGGCAGAGAAGTTGGCAAAAAGTCATACTACTGCTCGTGATTGGTTACAAAAAGCACGACGACAATCTTCTCAAGACATTGAAGAAGGTAGTACCGACGATTTTCTGAATAGGATGGGTTTAGGAGACCCCGATCCATCCAATCATAGAACGGGGTTCAACAGTGCTGAT